TTGGTTAGTTAGAACGTATAAAAAACGTGGTGGTGGATACGCGTAATGGCGCCTAGAAAAGCTAAATCAAAAAGTAAATCGTATAAAGGTGGTTTACGTAAATGGTTTAAGGAGGATTGGCGTGACGTAAAGACAGGTAAACCCTGTGGGCGTAGCGGTAAAAAGGATAAAGGTAGACCTTATCCTGCCTGTAGACCTGCAAAGGTAGCTTCAAGGATAACTAAAAAAGAAGCTTCTAAGAAAAAAGGACCAGGAAGAGTAAAATGGTCAGTTACAGCTTCAGGTAAAAGAAGAAAAAGGGCAACAGCGTAGTTATGGCTAGACAGTTAACAGAAAATCAACAGAACTTTTTAGAAGTATTATTTGATCAAGCAGCAGGAGATGTAGTCCTCGCTAAAAAGCTATCAGGCTATAGTGACAATACACCTACTCGTATTATAGTGGAGTCACTAAAAGAAGAAATAATGGACGCTACACGTACTTATTTCGCTAGAACTGCACCAAAAGCAGCGTTTGCTTTAGGTAACGTTATGAATGACCCTACTGAGCTAGGCATAAAAGAGAAAATGGTAGCAGCTAAAGACGTTTTAGATCGTGCAGGTCTCATTAAAACAGATAAAGTTGATATTCAAACTTCTAGTGGTGTGTTTTATTTGCCACCTAAAGAAGGTACAAACGAATAATGAATAGAAATTACAAAAAAGAATACAAAAACTACCAAGGTAAGCCAGCACAAATAAAGAAACGTGCATCTCGCAACTCAGCTAGGGCTAAAATGGTAGCTGGTGGAGTAGCTAAAAAGAATGACGGTAAAGATGTAGCTCATAAAAACAATAACCCTATGAATAACAACCGTAAAAACCTTAAAATGTCTACTAAAGCATCTAATAGATCTTTTCCACGCACAAAAACAGCTAAAAGAAGATAAAAACAGTAATACAGTATGCGTAAAGGATATAACGGACTAGGTTATTGGGAGTTACCTAAGCCAGATAGAGGTAAAGAACGTGAATGGCACACTATAGCTCGTGTTAGCCGCACTGTACCTTTCGGATACGAGATAGATAAAGAAAACGACAAACTTTTACAGCCTGTATTTATTGAATTAGAAGCATTAGAACTTGCTAAACGCCATTTAAAACAATATACTTATAAAGATGTAGCTATTTGGTTAAATAAACAAACAGAACGCTACATTTCAAGTGAAGGTTTAAGAAAGCGAATAAAAGTTGAGCAAAAACGTAAGAGATCAGCTAAAATTAAGCGCGAACTTGCCAGAAGGCTCAAAGAAACGCTCGAGGAGATCCAGAAGCTCGAAGAAGAAGGTGTCGGAAGTTACTCCAATAGAGAAAGAACAACCTAAAGTAGTAGCAGCTACACCTGTAGCACCAGATATACCTGTAGAAGAGATGCAGAACATTGTGTTTTCTCCTAATGCTGGGCCACAAACAGATTTTCTTTCTTCTTCTGAGCGAGAAGTACTATATGGCGGTGCAGCAGGTGGTGGTAAATCCTACGCTATGTTAGCTGACCCGTTACACGGCTTAAACAACCCTAACTTTAGTGGGTTATTAGTACGACATACGACTGAGGAACTACGTGAACTTATACAGAAAAGCCAAGAGCTATACCCTAAAGCAATTCCAGGCATTAAGTGGTCTGAAAGAAAAAGCCAATGGGTTTCCCCTAGAGGGGGTAGGCTCTGGATGTCTTACCTCGATAAAGACATGGATGTCATGCGTTATCAAGGTCAGGCTTTCAATTGGATTGGTTTTGACGAACTTACACAATGGAGTTCTCCTTACGCTTGGAATTATATGAGATCTAGACTTAGGAGTGCATACTCTGATGAGCTAGGTTTATACATGAGAGCTACAACTAACCCAGGGGGAGCAGGTCACCAATGGGTTAAAAAGATGTTTATAGATCCTAGCCCTTCTAAGGAATCTTTTTGGGCTACAGATATAGAATCAGGAGACACTATAGTATACCCTAAAGGTCACAGCCGTGAAGGACAGCCTTTATTTAAACGTAGATTTATACCTGCTAGTTTATTCGATAATCCTTACTTATCAGAGGGTGGTGACTACGAAGCGATGCTTCTTTCGTTACCTGAACACCAACGTAAGCAATTACTAGAAGGTAACTGGGATGTTAATGAAGGTGCAGCTTTCCCTGAGTTTAATCGTAACATACACGTAGTAGATCCATACAGTATACCTAAGAATTGGACTAGATTTAGAGCGTGTGACTACGGGTACGGTAGCTGGACAGGTGTAGTTTGGTTAGCTGTAACTCCTGCAGAACAACTTGTTGTGTATAGGGAGATGTACGTAACTAAAGTGACAGCTACAGACTTAGCTGATATGATACTTGACGCAGAACAAGAAGATGGTACAATTAGATATGGTGTGTTAGACTCTTCACTATGGCACAACAGAGGTGATACAGGTCCAAGCTTAGCTGAACAAATGAATATGAAAGGTTGTAGGTGGCGACCCTCTGATAGATCAAAAGGATCTCGTATATCAGGTAAAAACGAAATACATAGAAGATTACAAGTAGATGAGTTTACAGAGGAGCCTAGGTTAGTATTTTTCTCTACTTGTACTAATACAATAGCGCAAGTACCTAGCTTACCTTTAGATAAACGTAACCCTGAAGACGTAGATACACACGCAGAAGACCACTTATATGATGCTTTACGTTACGGTGTTATGACAAGACCTAGAAGTTCACTATGGGATTTTAATCCTGCGACACAACGATCTGGCTTTCAAGCGTCAGATACAACATTTGGATACTAAAATATGGCTGAAGATGAACTAGACTATAACATTGAATCTGACGAGTCCTCCTTCATTGAAGATAAAAAAAGCATTGAAGATGAGTTAGACTCCTCTGTAGGCAGAATAGCGAATTTTGTTGAAGGAAGATTTAGTAAAGCTGAAGACGCTAGACAAAATGATGAAACACGTTGGTTACAATCATATAGAAACTATAGAGGTTTGTATGGTCCTGATGTACAATTTACTGATACAGAACGTTCTCGTGTATTCGTTAAAGTAACTAAAACTAAAACACTTGCAGCATACGGTCAGGTCGTAGAGGTACTATTCGGTAATAATAAATTTCCTCTTAGCGTAGATCCTACAACATTACCTGAAGGTGTAGCTGAGTCAGTACATTTTAATGCTGATCCTAATGCTGAACAAGGTATGGATGAAATAAAGAAAGCATTTAATAAACCTACTTTTTCTCCTGAGAATGAATTACAACCTGGAGATACTCTTGAAACTATTAGGGATCGTTTAGGGGGATTAGAAGATAAACTTTCTCCTGTAGAAGAAAAGCTAATTGAAGGTCCAGGTACTACCAGCACCAGTATTACTTTTCACCCTGCAATGATTGCAGCTAAGAAGATGCAAAAGAAAATACACGATCAACTAGAAGAGTCAGGTGCTAATAAACAATTAAGGTTAGCAGCATTTGAGTTAGCTCTTTTCGGTACAGGTATTATGAAAGGTCCATTTGCTGTATCTAAAGAGTACGCTAACTGGGATGATGATGGTGAGTATAACCCTACAATTAAAACTGTACCTTCAACTAGTAACGTATCTATATGGAACTTCTACCCTGATCCTGATGCAGCTAACATGGATGAAGCTGAGTACGTAGTTGAGAGACACAAGATGTCTCGCTCACAAATGAGAGCATTAAAAGATAGACCCTTTTTCCGTAAAAATGCTATAGATATGTCTTTAAGTATGGGTGAGTCCTACACTAAAAAGTGGTGGGAACAAACTATGGAAGAGTCTGAACACGGTTCACAAGCTGAACGCTACGAAGTACTAGAGTTCTGGGGTTTCGTAGACAGGGAAATATTAGAAGAACACGATATAGATATACCTAAAGAGTTAAAAGACGCAGAACAACTAAACGTAAACATATGGATATGTAACAACGAAGTATTACGATTAGTTATGAACCCATTCAAACCTTCTTACATTCCGTACTACGCTGTACCGTATGAAGTATCTCCGTATAGTTTCTTCGGTGTAGGTATAGCTGAAAATATGGATGACACACAGACTTTGATGAATGGCTTTATGCGTATGGCTATTGATAATGCTGCGTTGTCAGGTAACTTAATTATAGAAGTAGATGAAACTAACTTAGTACCTGGGCAAGACCTAAGTGTATATCCAGGTAAGACATTCCGTAGGCAAGGGGGTGCGCCAGGTCAAGCTATCTTTGGCACTAAGTTTCCTAACGTAGCGCAAGAGAATATGCAACTATTTGATAAAGCTAGAGTATTAGCTGATGAGAGTACAGGGTTTCCTTCTTTCGCACACGGTCAAACAGGTGTCTCTGGTGTAGGACGAACCGCTTCAGGTATTTCTATGCTTATGTCTGCAGCTAATGGTTCTATACGAACTGTTATAAAGAATGTAGATGATTACTTAATTAACCCATTAGGTAAAGCATTCTTTAACTTTAATATGCAGTTCGACTATGACCCAGAGATAAAAGGTGACTTAGACGTTAAAGCACAAGGTACTGAATCATTGATGGCTAACGAAGTGCGTAGTCAAAGATTGATGCAGTTCTTACAGGTAGCACAGAATCCAACACTAGCTCCTTTCGCTAAGATGGATTACATACTTAGAGAGATCGCTATTAGTATGGACTTAGATCCCGATAAACTAACGAACTCCTTAGCTGATGCTGCAGTGCAAGCTGAAATACTTAAAGGCTTTACTGCTCCACCTGAAGCTGCTGCTCCTGCTCCAGAAGGTGGACCTCCAGCTACTCCTGGTCCTGGTGCTGCTGCACCTGCAGGTCAGCCTCCACAATCTCCTGCAGATATGTCTGGCGGTGGCGGTGCTAACATAGGTATAGGTGGGGCTGCCGCTCCAGGTGAACAAGGTTTTAGTGGGAATATACAATAATGAGTGGTGCTTCAAGAGC